TCTGCTGCTTGTCTTTCTGCTGCTTGTCTTTCTGCTGCGAGTCTTTCCGCTTCTTCTGCTGCTCGTCTTTCCGCTTCCTCTGCTGCTTGTCTTTCTGCTTCTTGTTTTTCTGCTGCTTTTTTTTCTGCTGCTTGTTTTTCTGCTGCAAGTCTTTCTGCTGCTTGTTTTTCTGCTGCTTTTTTTTCTGCTGCTTGTTTTTCTGCTGCTTTTTTTTCTGCTGCAAGTCTTTCTGCTGCTTTTTTTTCTGCTGCTTGTTTTTCTGCTGCTTTTTTTTCTACTGCTGATGCTAATGCTGGTGATGCTGGTGATGCTGATGCTGCTGCTGATGATGCTGCTGATGTTTTGGTTAATTCATTACATTTGAGTTTATGTTCTTCCCAATGTGCTCTTTGATGGTCCCGACCACAATAAAATACCGATTTACATTTTGCACATGCTTTTGTATTCTCAGTTGTGCCACATATCTGACAAGCTTTAGAAAAAGCAGCAGCAGTTGATGATGCTAATGCTTCCAATTCAACCGCTTTTTGTAAAAGTGTATCTGTTAGAGTTTGTTCATTACCTTTTATACCAAATTGCTCACCAAGTTTTATCAATACCTCCGAACCAGCCAATAGTTCCTTACTCAAACTAACTGATAGCTTCTCCCTGCTAATTTTTCCTAATACCATTTTTCCTGTTAAATCAGCAACTACTAATTCGTTTCTTGTTACTTTAAGGCCTTTCTCTAACATTTCCATTTCTGTTCTCCATGGATTTTCTTCTTCCACAACACATTCTATTTTAGGACCATGGTAATCTTGGAGACGTTTGAACATCGTCTTAAAATCAGCACGACCTTCAGCACTTCGAATAAATGTATCTGCTATTACTATTGTAGGAACCGTATCGGCTGCTTGTTCTGCTAGTTTCCAAAAATCAATCATGTAACCTTTTTTTGTAATAATTCGTTTTTGTATAGCATACTCTCCATCCGTATCGTTTACAAAATAAGGAGGAGGAAATCTTCTATGATATGCCTCACTCGCTGCACCTTTGACACCGAATACACGAATTATACAAAAAAAATTTGGCTTTAATGAGTCAATTGCATCTACATCATATGAATCTTGTCCAGGATATGGCCAATTCAACAACATTACACAATTATTTACATATGTATGTGGCATATCAGACGCCTTTTTATATTTTGGCACTTTAAACAGATAAGTAAAATTAGACCATTCTAATGGTGATGGATCAACACAACATAGTTCTCTTTTGCCTGGGTATTTTTTTTCATGCAAAAATTCTAATAAACCATTTCCGGATCCAATACTAACCAAAGGAAGAGTTTTTTCAATTGGTCTTAAAAAACTCTCCAATATATCAACAACTCTAAGAGGTCCAATATTCATTATTGCGTCATTCAATAAATAATCATTGGGGTCTTTAGAAGGAGGAGGACCAGCAGCCGCCGATCCACCTTTTTGAATTTTTGATAAATCAACTAAATTATTCATTGATGTATGCATATATATATATATATTATTTTTTTTTAATTAGGTTTATTTATTAATTTATTAAGATCTTCTATTATTTTATTTTTGTCTTTGAGTATTTTGTCATAATCTATATATTTTTTGGAATAAGCAATGATATTGACATCATAATTTATTGAATATCTACCAATAATAAAACCACCAATCAGATAACAAATTTTTGGTATCATATATGAATATATAAATAAATTAATTTTTTTATTTTTATGTTACTACTAACCTTCATGCAAATTATTTTTTAGATAATGCTAACAAACTCACACCTACTAATGTTAGCACAGTACCAAATGATGCATAATATGGATTAATGTTTGTTTGACCAAGAAATATATATGATAATATTAATGTTATAACCGGATATGTACTTGATATCAATGTATAAACACCTGAACTTACACCATCCTGTTTATAGCCTATTAAAAATATAATTGAAGTTGTTGCTAACAATATAATGTAAAACATCAAACAAATACCTAACTTCCAATTATTTATTAACTTAAAGTTGTCAAAATTTTGTTTTATTGCAAGAGCTATTATATTTATTATGAAAACAAATGCTCCATATAATGCATTTATTGTATATGGTTGTAATTGATCTGATACTGGTTTTACTAATGTGTAACCAATACCCCACATTATTGCACATATTATAGGATATACGACCCAATTCATCTTAATATATATACACATATTCAAAAAATTATATATATATATAATATTTTGTTCAATTTTTTATTAGGCTCTTTATTTTAGATTATATAACATCAGGCTATGCCTGATGTTATATAATCTAAAATAAAGAGCCTAATAAAAACATTGATGAGATGGCGTTAGTTTCATCGTAAAACGATGAAACTTAGGCCATAATATCAATTTTTTATTTCTATATGATATATAATCTATTATGTGAGGTTTCTCCTCACATAATAGATTATATATCATATAGAAATAGACAAATTAATGAGTGCTCACTACAATCATCTCAAGGAGATGATTTAGGGAGCACATATCAATTTTTATTTAGATATTGTTTTTAATGATTAGCTAAAATTTTACTAGTCTTCTGATGCATCAATATGATTAAAAGCGTAAAACAACCAGAACTTTGAAATTAGCATCAACCAAACAATTAAATATTATAAATTTATAATTATATATATATATATATATATATATATAATTATAAATATGACTGATACTGATTTCCACAATTTATTTATAAAATATTGTCCAATTATATATTTCCATAAAAATGATCCATATTTTCAATCCGATTTTGATGATATTTTAAATATATCTAAAATTACTAAAACCATATCTAATAAAATATATGATGGTATTGAATTAAAAAAACCTGAAGTATTTAATGATGTTAATAATAATACATTAATAATTATTGATAATAAACAAAAAAATATTCCAGAAGAAAAAATAGGGAAACAAATATTATGTAGAACAAGTGGCATATGGACTGTTGAAACAAGTAATAATAATCAACAATATTATACACAATATTTAGATTTAGTATATACAGTGACATTTACATGGAACGGAACATTGGAACCTCATGCATTTGATAAAGAAGAAATTTTCATACGATTAATAAGAAATTCTGATAGGGAAATGAATGGATTACCAATTAATACTTGGATACCATATAGAGTTTTTGGTTCTGCTCACGGTTATGGCAAATGGTATAATTTTAATGATCTTGATAAAGAACAAAATCGTTGTGTTATGTATTCTGCATTAGAAAGTCATGCAATGTATAGTGATATTTTGGTCCATAAAAGAATAATGGGCTTTGGTAATGATGTCACAAGAAAAGATGTTAGATGGGATCCTTCACAATTCGTCGTTTTTAATACTAATATGGATAAAGTAACTATATATAATAAAAATGGAACCAAATTATTGGACGGTAATGATACCAAATATTTTTTATATAATGGAACTATTGGTGATGAAAAAAATAATCAATTATGGCCCGGTAGTATCTATCTTACCAATTCATATGATGCTAATAATTTAGATGGTTGGTTTAAATTTGGAGGAGGATTAACTGACCTTTTTGATGGTAAAAATCCTGAGGTTAAACCTCATATACGCTATATTATTAGAATTATTACTGTATTGATTTTAGCATCATTATTTGGTTTCATTTTATATAATGTTGCCACCACTCACAAATATAATAATAAAAAAATTATATTATATGGATTATTATATGTATTTTTATTCATTCTGATGTATATATCATCTGTATATACTGGTTTAGAATTATTTGTTCTAAATAATTAATATTTAATTTTCCTTAATAATGTAATAAATATCATCATTAAATATTGCTGATATTCTAAAATCATTTTTTTTTGCTCTATTATATATTTTTTTATAATATTCATCATCATATAATTCTGATGATTCTAATACATATTTTTTTAATTCTATGTCTGTGTAATAATCAATATATTCCTTGAATGATCTATACATTTTCTTGAATTCTGGAGCCATTAATCTTATTTTTTCTATATAATTATTATATTTTTTTACATCTCCATTTTTTAATATATTGTTATCATATTGATAACAATATCTACTATAATGTTGTAGACTTTTACAATTCACTATTATATGTGATTTATCTGTGTTATTCATATATTTTCGATCATATTCATCAACAATACGGACCAGATTTTTTATTATATATACATAAAATGGACTTTTACTATACATATATATATAATCATAATTTTTCATATGGTATGAATGTTTATTCGGATCTATAAATAAATATATGTATTTTAAATTATATATCTCTTTTGATAGTGATATTTTATTACCATAATATATATACATATATGATGTGTCCATTAGTCCTAATTTTGCTTTATTATTTAATTTTGCTATATTTATAAACATATTTTGTATAGATCTTATTTCTACATCACAATCAATTTCACACGATAGATATTTTATTGTGTCGATATATATTGAATTCTCTTTTATTTCATATTTTGCACATATGTTGTTTGATTTATCATATATTCTGTAATTAAGATGTTCTGGTTTTTTTATTATATATATATCATCTTCATATATTAATGTCTCTTCTGTTTTATCTGATTCTATCTCTTCAACCATTGATTTATCTTTTGTTAGACGTTGTCCCATTTTATAATATCTTTGTTATATTATCATATTATTATATTATTTATTGTTTATTGTTATAAAAAAAATTATTTGTTATTATTTAATTAATTATTTAATTAGTCAATGCATCCAAAAATAGTTTCCTTTCATTTGGTGATAGTGTTAATACCTGATTTCTCTGTTCTGGTGAAAGAGATAAAAGCACTGCTGCTTTATCTGATGAAGAATCCTTCGCTTTAACAGGAACTACTGGTGGTCTAAATGGAACACGTTGCTGTCTATTATGAGCACTTGCACCACTATTCATTTGAGCACTTGCACCACTATTCTGAGGACTATGATAAAAATTACAAGTTCCTTGGGCATAACGTCTGCATGCATTGCCATTTCTACACGCTTCTACGTGTGTAAATCTACAAGTACCTTGAGCATGTCTTTGACACTCAGGTCCATTCCTACATTGTTCAGGAACTGGAACACTTTTTTGTTGTTGAACTGGCCTGATCTGAACTGGAACATTATTCGGATGAAAATAATTACAATTCCCTTGAGCATATCTTTGACACGCTGATCCATTATTACATAGTGGTTTATTTCCATTACCAAATGATGGTTTGCTTCTTTGTTGTTGAAATTGATCAGATTGATTTCTATTAGGAACTCTGTTTGGAACTTTATTAGAATTAAAATTTGGTGTTCTATTAGAACTAAAATTTGGTGTTTTATTTGAACTAAATTTTGGAGTTTTATTTTTTACATGTTTATTTGTATTTTCATCTATTGTATCTTCTTCTACATCTTCTTGAACTTCTTCTTGAACTTCTTCTTGAACTTCTTCTTGAACTTCTTCTTGAACTTCTTTAACTTTTTCTATTTCTTGAATGTCGTTATTATCATTTGTGTTGTTGATAATGTCAGAAATGTTAATCATATTAGAGCTATCCATAGTATATAAACGATTTTATATATGTATTCATCTCAATAAATAAAAATATCAATTTTTATGAATATATTATGATTATAATATGGCTCTAATATGGCTCTAATATCGCTCTAATATGGCTCTAATATGGCTCTAATATGACTATTATATAACTATTATATGGCTCTAATATGTATTAAATAGTATTAAATAGTATTAAATAGTATTAAATAGTATTAGATAGTATTAGATAGTATTAATTATTGTTTAACAAATACATAATCGAATACATCTAATTTTTTTCTACAATTATAACAATTATTTTTATTTTCAAGTAGACCAGTCATAATATCTTCACAAATAACATATTTTGGATTACAATTATTAGAAAGATAAATTGAATGTTCACTATCATCATTAGATGGGCTTATATGAGGTTTAATAATAAATCCTTCTGTTATTACATCTTTAATAATTGGACATTCAAATATATAATTACTAATAATGAAATCATTATTATTTAAATTCTTGATATAATTGATGATGAATATAACATCTTTAATATAATTTAATGCATTAATATTATTTTGTATTGCGATATTCAATAAATCTTGAAAAATATTATGGTCCCAAGATTGATTATCAATATATTTTATCAATAAACCATCTTGTTGCAAAACCAATTTACACAATTCATATGTTTTATTTTTAATAAATTTGAAAATTGCACAATCATATTGAATAGCCAGTCTACATATTTCGTCTGTTTGATTTACAATATATTCAAAAGTATGTTTTTTTCTACAAATATTCCAAGATAAATTTTCATCATTTGAATAATCATACTCATCATCAAAACCATCAAAATATAAATCAGAATTATTTATATATTTAGTACAATTTTGTATTGCAATTTTACATAATTCATCAGTTTGGGTTTTAACATATCTTAATGCATCTCCATTTTGTTGGATGGCTAATTTACATAATTCATAAGTTTGATTTTTAACAAATCTCAATGCAGTTCCATCTTTTTGGATTGCTGATTTACATAATTCATAAGTTTGGTTTTTTATATATTGCAATGCATAACCAGTATTATTAATGGCCAATTCACATAATTCATCTGTTTGATTATTGACGTATTCCAATGCGAGTCCATCTTGTTGGACAGCTATTTTACTTAATTCATCTGTTTTATTATTTACATATATTAACGCAACACCTTTTTGTTGTACTGCTAATTTACAAATTTCTTCGGTTTGATTTTCTATATATTGAAGAGCGAAACCATTCTTTTCAACCGATAATTTACATATTTCATTCGTCTGATTTTCAACAAATCTAATGGCAATTGAATTATTTTGTATTGCTAATTTACAAATTTCTTCGGTTTGAATTTTTACATATTGTAATATTCTTCCATCTTGTTGAACTGCAATTTTACAAATTTCTTCGGTTTGGTTTTTTATATGTTTTAATGTTCTCACATTTTCTTGAATTGCTAATTTACATATTTCTTCGGTTTGATTTTCGACAAATTTTAAAGCAAAACCATCTTGTTGAACTGCTAATTTACACATTTCTTCGGTCTGTTTTTTTACATATTGTAAAGCCGTCCAATCACACTGAATAGCATATATACATATTGTTTCTGTTTGGTCATTAATATATTTTAATGTACATATATTATAGTCTATTGCTTTTTTACATATTGATTCTGTTTGATTTTTCACATATTTAAAAACATCCAACTCCAACTCACCATTAAATTCTGTGTTATCATGACTAATATATTGCAAATATTGCAAATTAATTGCTAACAAAATAAGGTCTTCTGTTTGATTTTCAACATATTGTAGAGCGTGTGGATTTTGTTGAATAGCTAATTTACATAATTCATCCGTTTGATCTTTAACATATTGTAGAGTAAGTGGATCTTGTTGAATAGCTAATTTACATAATTCTTTTGGTTGGTCTCTAACATATTGTAGAGCAAGTGGATTTTGTTGAATAGCCATTATATATATATTTTCATACATTCGAAAACGCGACTTAAAATCATATACTGGTATAACATCTTGAAAGTACTGTAATGCATTACTGTCTTGTTGAATTGCTATTTCACAAATTTCTAAATATATTTTATATTCAAATGGCTCGATATGTTTCAACATAAGACCATTTTTTTTTACTAATGATTTACATATGTTTCCATATACAATAATGTTCGTTTTAATTTGTTCTCCAAAATATTTTATTGAAGATGGATTTAGTTTAATTGCTATTTTACATATTTTTTCTGTTTGATTTTTTACAAATTGTAATGCATCCGGATTATGTGATATTGCTGCTATTACTATTTTTTCAGTTTGATCATCTACAAATTGTAATGCATTTGGATTTTGACAAACAGCTTCCAAACATATATCTTCTAACTGGTTTTTTATATGTTCAAGAGCCATACCATTCTGTTTCACTGCTATTCTATTTAATTCAGTTGTTTGATTTTTTACAAATTGTATTGCTCGACCATTCAATGATAATGCATATTTACATATATTATAATCTTGCTCCATAATATGTTCAAGATTTAATCCATTGTTTTTTAATAATTTTATATATTGATTCTTACTAATGCATTTATTTTTATTTAGATTTCGATTATATTGAGCTCTATCCTTGGACATATTATATATATTTATTATTATATATGTAATATACAATTAATTATAAAAAAAATCAAATTTTTAATATGGAATTATTTCGTGATCAATTTATGATCCTAAATATTGGTTTATTTGCCTCCTCAATATCACTTATTTCAAACATATTTGTGTTGTTTATTACATTGGAAACATTCCAATTATTTATTGGTTGATTAAATCCTGGACCATGAAACATCTCTTTCATATTTATTACATTTGATACATCCCAATTATCTAATGGTTGATTAAACGTACATCCTAAAAACATTTTTTCCATATTTGTGACGTTTGAAACATTCCAATTATTTAGAGGTTGATTAAAAGTTGGACATATTGCAAACATATTCTTCATATTTATTACATTTGATACGTTCCATTTATCTAATGGTTGGTTAAATACCATACACGCATTAAATAACCCTTCCATATTTGTTACTCTAGACACATCCCAATTATTTATTGAACGATTGAAATAATATGATGCTATAAACATACCACTTAAATTAGTTATGTTAGATGGTAAATAATCTGGTATTGTTATATTTTTACAAAAACGAAATGCATATGATAAACTTGTAAAAATGTGTCCAAGTTTCCCAAAAGATATTACATCTGTTAAATATTCAATATAACTATCTAATGGTCCGCCATAAAAACTAAATGCTTTTATACCTAATCCAAAAAATTTAACTGTATATTTTTTTATCTCATTGCTCCATAGATATGTATGTGATGCTACGTTATGTGTTTGTTTCGTTTTATCACCCCAACATACATAATAACCTAATGGATCTTTCAAATCTTGTTCTATTATTGGTAGTGTTATGGTAACATTTGTTCTCCTTGGTATCGTAAATACTAATTCAAATTCTACATTTTTTATATTTTCGTGAAGTAAACTTAACACTATATAATTTAATGCTGTTATTTCTGGTGTATCACTCATTTTACCATACTCTATTGATTTATCTATTAACTCTTTCTGATCCACTCTATAATTACATAAATCATGATCTATATCTTTTCTAACAAAATCTAATCCATCTTCCATGATATTATATTATTACTTATTGATCTATATTATACATCCCAATATATTATATTATCAATTTTTTAATATGGTCAACCATATTAAAAAATTGATAATATATATGATTCAAATCTTATAATTATATTGAATGAAGTATATATGATGAGTTTAAAATCAATTGTTCGAGATATTAAAGAAAATTACACACTTCATATAATTATGGTATTATTTTGTATAAGTTTAGTATTGATTGTAGATGGTATATTTATGGATCCATTATTTGGAAACCAATTTATAAAAACTACTATTAAAATTATACGTTATAATAATAGTCACATTGAGCCACATTATAGTTTTATTTTTAATGAAAATTTTGGATGTAAAGGATGCTTGTTAAATAATAACATATGTAGTTATACATCACCTTGTCCAAATATAATAATTAATAATAATTATACATATTATTGTGATTGTACAACATATACTTGTGGATTTAAACCATATAATTATTATACATCTAATGCATTTATAGTGTTAATTTCTGGAACATCAATTTTGGCAACCATAATTTTATTTACATTGATAATATGTATTCGTAATATTATAAATAAAAAAAATAACCATATCAGTCCTCAATATCTGGATAGCCATGATGAAGTATTCGTTTCTTAAAAAACATCTCATAATTTTGATTTTATTTTATAACTTCCTAACAATGGATTTTCGATAGTTAGTTCAATTGGTAATAGAAATGTTAAAAAAAAACATAATTTTGACTCTTCATTTATTCCATAGTCTGATAGTGTTTTACCATCTTCCATTATTTTGTTATTATATATTAGTTTCTGATTAGATACATTTATATTTATTTTTTTTTGGATCTTCATTTTTATTGAATATATGGTATCATCCTGTTTTACTATTAAAGAAAATGATTTGTTAAGATTATTTATGTTAATCTGCATCATATTATATGACATTATTAAATATTACATAAATAGCATTTAATAATTTTATCAATTTTTTAATATGGGCTCTCTCTGGATTTATGTTGTTTGATGTGTTACATCAAACAACATAAATCCAGAGAGAGCCCATATTAAAAAAGGGATCGAGGCTG